GGCACTTACAGACGAATATAAAATGCAAGAATTAAGAAGAGCTAGAAACAAAATGTTATCTTCTTCTGATTGGACACAGGCTAGTGATAGTCCTTTATCTGATAGTAAAAAAGCTGAGTGGAAAACATACAGACAATCTTTAAGGGATATGACTAAGACTATTGATGTATCTACTATTAAACAAGATGGACCTCACATTGATATGTCTTCTGTAACATTTCCTACTAAACCGTCATAGGATAAACAATGGCAACACTCAAAGTAAACACACTCACAGGCACAACAACAGCAGGGTCTATTGCCGTCACAGGAGAGGGTAACTCTACAACTACCAACTTACAGCAGGGGTTGTGTAAGGCTTGGTCACAGTTTGATGGTACAGATGCAAGTGCTTCAGCTAGAGATAGCTTTAATGTAAGCAGTATGTCGGATAATAGTACAGGAAATCACACTGTTACCTACAACAATGATTTTGCAAGCACCAACACCTTAACAGCTAGTGGTAATGGTGGTCAGTTTTCAGGTGCTTCTGGAAACAATGTGTTTATCTTTCATAAAACTATTGCAACAGGAAGCATTATTGTTCAGGTACAAGTTGCAAGTAGTGGTTCAAACGCAGACCAAACATATATCTGTCATCTAGCACACGGAGACTTGGCATGAGTACACTAAGAACAAATGCCCTGGAAGGAATGGATGCAAAGAACAGCATCACTATTGTTGCAGGTGCAGGGAATATTACCACTACGAATGTGCAAGAGGGGTTAAGCAAAGTATGGTCAAATACATCAGCAGATGGAACTACTTTAAACGATAGTCTTAATGTATCTTCTTTAGGAGATAGTGCTACAGGACAGCAAAATATAAATTTTACTAATGCTATGGGTAATACTAATTTTGCAACAACAATCTGTCCACAAACTAATATTGACCAAGAGTGGGAACAGGTAGCAAGTAGGACTACAAGTAGAGCTAATATTAGGGCTTATAATGGAAGTAATTATGCTGATGTTGGGTTAATGATACAAGTAGCAGGAGATTTAGCATGACACCAGAATTTAAAGGAACACATTTATGGGATAGACTAGGGTGGGCAAAGCAAAACCTAGAGCCATATA